ATAAAAATCTTCACTATATCCTCCACTTCCAACTTCAGATAGTCTAAAGTTATTATCATCTATTTTTGTGATATAATAGTTTGTATTATTAGTAAGTCCACCTATTACAGTTCCTTGAGTTGAATATTTTACAACTTCTCCTGAAGAAAAATCATGATTTTTGATATAAATTGAATCAGATGATGTATTGATTCCTGCTAGAGAAACCTGACGTTTTTTATTTTGATATCCGATTCCTGAACTTTCTACAGTTACGGAAGCTAGAACAGATTTTTTATTTACGGACTCTAAAGAATGATTTCCTACTCCATAATCACTTAGAGTTATTGTGTTTATTCCAGAAACAGCATCACCAAAAGTTTTATGTAACTTTACAGATGTTGAAGATGCTACTGAAACATAATAAGTTGAATTTGTTGCCAAACCACTTACAGATTTTTGTCCAAATGTTTTATAGATTACAGATTCTGCATTTCTAAATTTATGAGAAGTGCTGAATCCAATAACAGATAATGTAGCACCAACAGAAACTTGAGCAGACTTCTCTTCAGTGTTAAAAGAAACTTCATGAGAGACTAATTTCATATTAGCTCTTGCTCTTGCTCCTACACCATTTCCTCCAGTAATTTTTACAACAGGAGTATCTAAGTAATCAAATCCAGAATCAAGAACTCTTACTTCAATAAGAGATCCTGAAACAGCGCAATTTCCGGTTGCACCACTTCCGATAGAATCTGATATTATAACTTGTGGTGGATTTATAATATCATAATTGTTGCCATTAGATAATACTTCAATATCTTCAATAGGTCCATAGAAAATTTTATCTTTACTCTTATAATTTAATATTTCAACCCCATTTACCAATACACCAGTAAATCCTGGTAGAGTCTCTACAGCAGTTTTTGTTGGTACTGGAGCAGAAACTTCTCTTAGAAGCTTTTGAGAATCTAGAGATTTATTATAAAATTCATATGGCTCTATTTTATTATTTGTTACCGTAGTTTGATTTACTACACTGACAAATTTTTCATTTAAAATATCTGATTTACTCTTGGCAAACTTTACATTATTTGAATCAATTCTTTTGATAAAATAAATTCCTTCATCAAATAAAGAACTTGCCACTACAGTTGATGTTGAAGAATTGCCGTCAGCGTCTACAGTGGTTATAGTAGATTCTTCTGGAGTGTAATAAACGGAGTCTCCTGTATAAAAACCGTGATCCTCCAAAGAAGTTAATGATATAGTTTCTCCCTGATATGTCCCAGAAAAAGTTATAGAACGATTCGAAACTCTAAGTTGTTGATTAACATAACTTGGTATTGATGGAGATGCTACTAGTAGTTTCTCACCATCTCTATAAACGTTTTGAATATTTGCTGATAGTAGATTTGAATCTGTGAAATTATATGAATCTACTTTTGAAATTTTTCTCTTAACTTTAAAAGCATTTCCATTCAAAGTACCCTGACCAGTTATTACTATCGTTTTTTCCGATAAAACATCAATTACTCTTGCTTGTTTAGTAGCAACTCCACCTTCAATTATTTCTAATGAGTCTCCTATTTGGAAAGAATGTCTGTTATTGAATGTTACACTATAAGTTTCATCTGAAGAATCAACCACTTCATATGATAAAACATTATAAGTTGCTGCGGTGTTAAAAACCCAATCATTATCTAAAGAATTATTTCCCTGGAATCCAAAAGTGGGGATAGTAGCAGTATCTCCTTTAGCATAAAGATAATTTGGAGTATCTATGTTTACACTGTTTAGAATGGAGTTTATACGAACTCTAATTTCTGTTCCTAAGCCAGTTGTAGCTACAGCATATGTGTTGATACCTACAATAGAGTTATCTAAAATATCAGAAGTTATATTGGAACAACCAAGAAACTGATTTACAGTTTTGGAACTATAGGACACAACTCCAGTTGTTCCATCAAAGAACTGAACATAAACCTCTCCTTGAGTTGAGAATCCTACAGTAGAATCTACATCTATTACTGTAGAACCTGCTAAAGATCTTCCAATCGATCTTGTTTTGGAGTGAACAGAAAACTTTCCATAAATTGCCCCATCGAAAGCTGGGTCTCTATTGTATCCACCATCAATTTTCAATTTATAGAATATTCTATTATCATCGGAAGTTATTGTCTCTATCTCAGATATTGTACCATAAGCCTTTGTTAGGTTTAAATATGGATTTTGGAACAAAGTAAGATTTGTTATATCCTCAATCGGACCAGAAATCAATTCAACAACTAGATCATTAGTTACTTTATACTGAGCATCTGATGGTCTAAACAATAAATCTTTTGGTCTTATTATCTTTACATCTTCACCATACAAAGCTTTAAATAAAATTTCGAAAGATCTATCAGTTCCTTTGCTTCTATAGAAGTCTTTTATCTGCTTGAGTAGTAGTGACTCATTAACTTTGTCTACAAAACTCCTGCTTTCAAATCCAGGAGCAATTTGATACTTGGTCTTAATTAAGAATTCTTGTAGGAAAAGACCACTAAGATTGAAAATTTCTGTTCCTTGTTGGTGAGATGCCGCGTTAGATTCTTCAAAAATGAGTTCATCGCTTGATTTTAGTTTGTAAGTAGCTGCTATTCCAACATCAGTATTTTTATATGCTACAATTCCACTAAATCCCCTATAACAATTAATAAATGCGCTATCAGTCTTACTTTCATATACGATAAGTTCATTATCAATAGAAATTAGACCATACTTATCAGGAAATCCTTTAGTTCCAGTTTCAGAATCTAAAAGACTAATGGTTATATTTTCATCAAACTCTGTAATGTCAGATCCAAGAATAGTAGAATTCTTTAATTCTGTTATAGAATCAATCTTAACATACTTGTCAATATTTTGAAGCAAGTCAATAGGTGCTCCTTGAAATTCTTGAGCAAGATAATACTGAGATAAAAATTCTCCAACAAGAGGGAAATCCTCTTTGATATATTGGGGAATTTGATTCTTTACAACGTCTTTAATTTGGATTCTTTTTTCTGACATGTTATTACAATCTTACTAGGTTCCCGTTGTTGTAGCTTGAAGAGACGATATATTTGGATGCTGCTGGGTCTAATCCAGAAGCAATTTCATCAACGACCATTTCAAAATTACTGCTATTAATATCTAGTTGCAAATAAAGATCCTGTTTTCCAATAACATCATTTGATCTGGGTACAGCAGAAATTTCAATAGTTGGTTGCCCATCTTTGATTTTTCCAGATTGAATGTTTATTGGATTTAAAGTTATTACTCCATTTTTGTAGTCTATGTTACCAACATTTCTTCTTAATATCGTTGGTGTTCTAGAATTTGATGATCCTACGGTGAACAAGAATACTGAACCAGTTTCTCTGTTTGTGTTTGGAACATCTCCCAAATAAACTGTTTGTGAAATACCTGCTACCTGGAATCCACTGGACTTAATATTATAACCATCCATACTAGAGATGTGAAATTCATTCCCAAATCCAATTTGATATTCCGCAAATGTATTTAAAACCACTCTCAAATCTCTTCTCATTTGAACAGTAGTAATATTCGAAGTGATAGACTCATGACTATCATCAATCAGGGTCAAGAATTTGCTATATTTAAATCTAGCTCCATATCTGTTTAACTCAGTAGACTCTGAGTACTTAGTAGCGTTAGATTGTACTATACTTGATACAAACGCTGATGATGGTGCTAGATTAGTGTTATAGTAAACTTTTGAGTTAATCTCAACATACAAGTATTTTAAATCTAAAATTTCTGGAACTATTCCAGCAACAGCATATTTTTTTAGTTTTAATTTAATACTTTCCTTCTCTAAATTTGGAAGAAAATCTCCAAATCTTGGTTTAATGCTTATAAAAACTTTTCCATATTGGGGAGGAATCAATTCTTCTCCACCAAATACAGAGATTGCTTCAGTTTCTGGATAAATTTTTGATGGAATTAATGTTTCAAAATCATTTGATGTTAATGCTCTATTTTGTGAAGCATAAATTCTTGGAGCATATTTCTTAATTGATTCTACAGACTCAATGTTTTCTCCTCCCCTAGAAGAAACTCCAGTAGTAAAGAGTGAAATTCCTGAAGTTACTGTATATTCAATAGCATTTCTAGTGTACGTTAGTCTTCCAGAAAAATTAAAACTTCCAACTCCATTGGCACTATCTCCATTGGAAGTAATGTAATCTACCGTAATAAAATTACCTTCTTCTAATTGTCTTCCAAAAATTCCATCACCAAAAATTAGTTCATATCTTTCATCTTCAATCTCTTGAAGAAAATAAACATTTGATGCAGAATCAATATCAAATAAACTATCTTGATACGCATACTTTACTGAAGTTGTTGCGTTCTCATTGGATTTTACTGACACTGCTATTAATTCAGTATCAATTCCAGAGTTTGGTAAAATATATCTTTGATTTGGATTTCTAGCAGAATATGTGAAATTATTAGTTAACAAAACTCCTTCATATATTCTTAAGTCAGTAAAAGTTGCTACCTGATTAAAAACGGGAACTGTTACATCATCAAGTATAGAAAATACAAAAGATTGATTTCCAAAATTTCCAGCAGAAGTAGCAACGATTCCTTTCTTTAAAGTCAATGAAGCAGGCGCCGGAGTTACATTTGAAACATCCACAAAGAAAGATACTGTAGCAGATGCTGCTTTTCTTGAACGTGGTATATATCCAATATTTCTTGCTAGAGAAACTACATTTTCTCTGATTGTAGCACTATCAATAAAAACTTCATTCGCAACCATGTTGGCATTATATGAAGTAATATAGGTATTATATGCCAAAACATCAAGTATCGTTGAAAGATTAGATCCTTCAAAATCATAATCAGTAAAATTAGGATTCGCTTTTAAGTAATCCTTAAGTGTTGTTTTAACCTGGTCAAAATCCAGATTAGAAAAGTTTACTAGTGGCATTTTACCTAGTTGGTTGCAAAACGAATTGTAATTGTTGTGTTGGAACGTCTATTCCTACTATTCTATACTGAATTATTACGTCAAAAGCATTGTTATCATAGTCGGCATTTACAATAACATCAATCAATTCAACTCTTGGTTCATAATTTATGATGGAAGATGCTATTTCATCCCTAACATTAGATGCTGTAATCTCATCAACGTTCTCAAAAAGTATTTTGGATACTCTAGATCCAAAATCTGGATTAAAAAACTTTTCACCGGGGAGGGTAAATACAATGTTTCGGATAGAGCGAGAGATAGCGTTCTCATTTCTAAGTGCTATCAAGTCACTGTTCAGAGGATTACTCTGAAAAGTCATACTAATATCCTTAAAACCTTGACTTACCCTTTCTAGAGGCATTGAATATTATAATTCTATCTTATTTATTCGGGATTTTTTGATTCATAAAGAGGTTCTGTGCCATATTCCCAGTCATCATAATCCTCATCATTACGAATTTTTTCGTGAATTTCGTTTTGAACCTTGAAATCGTGTTTTTTAGGGGTTAAATCGTCGTTAGCGATCTCCCTCAACATCTTTTCTTCCATTTTTTTGCTCCTGATTGGTTAAATCAGAACTTTTTACGGGGTTGCTATCCCGAATATGTGTGATTTCGTACATAAAATCATCTGAAGTTTCAATTTTACGACGATTTTCTACTGAATATTCGGTCATATCAATCTCATAACCTGGATTTTTGGTAATTCTGTTCTTTATCCATGCGTCATCGTACCATAAAATCTTATTATTCGGATAAGCATAAAAATTTCCATTGTCCATCTTGAAAAAATGGGCACATTTATGCTCTGGAGTCTCACTGAAGTTAGTATTCAGAGTAGATTTTGATTCCCATGACCAATCTAAAGTGAACATATAGGTCCCTTCATTCTTTTCTCCACGATAATTAATAAGTTCAGCACGTAAGTTAGCCATTCTTGAGCGTACTTGAACATCAATATAAGGAGAAAAGCAATCCCACCACATACATTCTTCCAATTCTGGAACTGGAGCATCTGGTTTCCAACAAAACGCATGAATCGGTCTACGAGTCCAGTTCACACCATTCTCTAAAAACGCCTCAAAGAGGGGTACATGCTTCTCTAAGGACGCTACGGAGTGTACGTCGCATAAAGTTACCTCTCCATGACCTTTTTTATGATTATAGAGAAATTCATTACGAATATAACAAGTAATGGTCGGAAGGTTGTGATTTAAATAAGCCAATCTCTTTCTCCTGGAAAATAATAATCAACAAGTTCTTCATCCTTTTTAATGTTGCGTATCGCATATAAAGATCCAGTGTCTTTATTATAAGCAACATTAGGTGAATGGGAATGATTAATATAATATTGCGGTCCTATCTTATTTAAGTCACAATCAATCCAGAATCCATCCTCATCATAATAGGTTAAAGTTTTAATTCTAGATTTAATTTCTGGATTAATTTCTGACCAATGTATCTTATGCATTTCATCTGGTTTGAAAATACATGTGTCTTTAGGTATATCAATCAAAGAAAAAACACCTACCCCACCACAGACCTTACTGGGTGCGAGATAGGTGTAGAGTTCTAAGTTATAAGGTTTCATCCTTTACCTTGTCCACGATAGCGTTTCTTTTTACCATTACGAGAAGTCGCACTTAGTAATGTACGAGTAGAACGCCCTTGACGAGTCTTTTTAGGTGCTCCAGGTTGAAAAATATTTCCTTTCAGTGCCATTAGATTTCCTCCAATTCAATAAAGTTAGGGTCAATATCATCTCCCAAGAAAAACTTTTCTGAGAGATCTTGTAGGACCTCACTACACTCTTCATGAGTAAGGTCCGAATAAATCTTACGTCCTTTATAAAGTACGTTGAATTTCTTCATTAGATAATACGAGTTTTTTCATGTCCAACACGAATCCGAGGATCACACCAGATCTCAAAGCCCGCATCCTTAGCATCAAGACAGAATGAAACATCTTCTCCACACATGTCCTGAACATTACCAGATTCAAAGACTTGCATCTTCGGAGCAAACCATGGATACTCAAGATTCTCAAAAACACCTTTCTTAATGAGAACCCAACCAAAACCTGTGTAGTCTACAGTGAACGGCTTACGACGCTTGCTGATCGATTCCACAGTTTCGTGATTCATGACTCCACCGTTCTTGCGGAAATCATCTTCTTCCAACCAGTGTGCGACAGAGGTTGTGTGTCCATCTTCTGTGGCATACCAACCAGCAACTACCTCTTTCTCTTCTCCTTCTCCATTCAGAGCAAGATCACAGAGTTGCCAGAACTTGTTAGTGTCAAAGACGATATCCGAGTCAATCCAAAGTTGATAATCATATTGTAGTTTACCATCCCAAGGAATTTGCTTTGGTCCACGAAGTACATTCGCACCAAGACACTTACAACGTGCGAAGTTAACCATTGACGAATAATCTTGAGAAATCTGAATACTCATCTGATTCTGTACCATATCAAAGCACAGTTGTACAAAGTTCTTCAGAAAAATAAAAGAGCATCCTCGTCCAGGTAGACAGAATACAATACTCTTTCCTCGCATCCTTTCTTTAATCGCATCAATATCCCAATCTTCTTTGGGCGTTGGTGCTGCTGCTTTTACAGTAAATCCTTTTGCCATAAAGTTTAGTAACCTTCAAACTCAATTTTAACAGTGTATATATGCCTTGTCAATGGGAAGAATTTAGTATAATATCCTTATTAATTACCAGTTCCTCATAAGACAAATCCTCAACATTATAATCAGTTTTCATTAAACCAACCATATTGTTGAGAGTATTCCAAGTTGCTTTGAATTCATCCTCTTTAATTGAATGAAATAAACACCTGTCCTTAGCATATATGTGATAAACCTTTTCCATATGAAAAATATCTCCGGAATTTTTTGTAGCAAAACTTAATTCACTACCGCATTATATATCAGTACAATCAAAAACCCAAGGGGGACTAATACTATTCTTCCCATTGTCTTTGGATATCTGATTAACCATCCTGCGAGGACTGCTCTCCAAAAATTCCAATAAGGTACTCTGCGGGGGTTTCGAGGGGCAATCATACTTCCGGAAAAATTTTATGAGATTGATATAGAGCTCGCGTTTTGTCACCTCTGTAGGTTAGGGTAGTTTGGGTTTTTTATAACCGCAACGCCGCCACGCGCCTATAACCCCCGACCGCATATAACTGCCGAAGGTGTCACTAACGCATCATAACATAAGTGCCCCCCAGTGTCAACTAGGAGGCACACAGTTACTAACAATCAGAAGGCGATTTCCTCCAGAGTAGGAATACCAAGTGCCGACTCAAGTTGGGGCGACTCAATGTAATCAAAACCACTCACATTATCGCTAGTGAGTGTATCAAGAATGGACAGAATCTCGCTGCCAGTGTTACCTTGAGCAAGCAGAGAAAGCATCACGGTCTTGGACATAATAAAGAAGAAAAGTGTTGTGAACTGTGTGGTGCCTAGTTTATACTCTTGCGACAGGAGTTGGTGTTACTTAGAGGTCAAACACATCGCTATTCAGTTGGACCACATTTACCTTGGGGTCAGTATACTTAACACCGTCACCAGTTACTGCATCAGAACCCAGGTAATCACAGAAGGACTGATAATCACCAAGGTCACACGCTAGGTGATACAAATACTCACTATTGTTAATCCAGAGAGCAACGTTCCAGGTCTCATAATTCTCCCAACCGTTATACTCAGTGGAGAGGATGTTGCGTTGATAAGTGACTGTCATTGTGTGTGTTGTGAGTGTTACTTAAGACTGATAATCAGAAGGAAAGGAGTGCCGAATCCATCTCTGCTTCGTTGATAACACCCAGGTGAAACTGTGTGTTCAAAGTGTACATCAGGTCGCGGAACTCACTATAACGCTTGGGGGCAAAGTTACGCAGAAAGAATGCCTTACGGGTGATGGGATTGTTCATCGTGTGGGCAAAGTTGCGAACTTGATTGAGCATTAGTGGTTTCTCTTGAGTGTTAGTGGGGCGGTGAACTGTGTGCCCCCTATACTATAGGTCCACTTTCAAGGTGAGTAACTTTAATGCCCCTATACTTTACCAGTTGTCAGGTGTACTTAGGTCCTCAACGTAAGCATCACACTTTTCCGCAGGTTCCAACTTGAATAACTTCTCCCAATCAATCTGATGTGGGTCAAAGTCACCGAACACTGATAGATCTAGAGTAATCCTATAACGCTGCTTCTGTGCTTGAGTATACGCAACTGCCATAAGTCTGCTCCGAAGGTGTATGATAGTATTGTAAGATGCTCTAGGGGGAATGTCAAGGTCTTGGGGGTATTTATGAGAGGTGTTGATACTTTTTGGGGGATGTGTGGGGATTTTCTGACGGCGGGGGTCTTGACATTTGTGCGGAGAGGTGATACAATGCGGGGTAAGATCACAAGGTCCAGGCACATTTAAAGGCACAAATAAGTCTTTAATTGATACGAATCCGTATTATTATCACCTTTTGCTAACAATAATTATCAGACAATAAAAACACTAATGTATATTTAAAAA